ATTAATATACAATGGGAAATTTAAAACCAATTGGTAGTGAAAAACTAACAGGGGACCAAAAATTAAAAAGAATTATGGAAATTGCTCGTTTCAATGAAGTAATTCCTAATCGTATAAACGAAAATGCAACATCAGAATATTCTATTAGTCTTGCAGATGGTAATAAATATGAAATTGTTAAAGAGAGACAAGGTTATATCATTAAGAAAACTATCTCAGAATCTGAAACAGATTATATGGAGCCAATGAAAAATAGAAAATACTATTCTTCATATTCACAAGCATTCAAAAGATTAAACTTAGTTGCTGGTGAGTTAAATAGACTTAACGAAAATGAAGAAGGTTTGTCTTTATATGGTGAACAAAAAAAATTCACATTAAAAACCCCAAAACCACAAATAGATGCTCCGGCACCGGCAGCGGTTCCTTCAGCACCACCAGCAGTCCCATCTCCGGAATTACCACCATCACCAATGGATGATATGGGTATTGAAGACGATATGGAAATGGATGACATGGGAATGGAAGACGATATGGAAATGGATGACATGGAAATGGATGATACTGAATCTGACGATTCAAATGAAACTGTTACTTTTAAATCTATTCAAAAATTAACAGGTAAATTGACTCAAAAAATTAGAACATTAGAGTCTCAAGAAGGTATGACTTCTGAGAATATCAAATACGTTATCAATATGGTATTATCTTCGTTTGATTTAACTGAATTAACAGAAGAGGATAGAGAAGATATTTTATCTAAATTCGAAGACGAAACTGAAGATTTAGGTGGAGACGATATGGATGGTGAAGACTTAACTGACGATAGTGAAGTTGAAGATATCCAAGCTGATATGGATGTTGCTGTTGAAGGTGATATGGGAGAAGGTTATGAGTACGACGATGTTAATGATGTTAATCCTGATGATTTTTATAATGATGAGGATTCGTACAAATATTCTAAATTCAAGAAAAAAGATTCAGATTACGGAAACGGAGCTATCTTTGATAGTATTTTTGGAGAGTCTAAAGTAGATAAAGTATTATCAAAATATTTTGAAGTTTCTAAAAAAGAAATTGTTGAGAATAGACAAAAAACTGCGGAAAGAAAAACCAAAACAATTACTGAGGTTAGAAGACAAATGAAATCAGTTGTTAAATTAACTGAAACTATTGAACAAGAATTAGCTTCTCAAAAATTTTTAGAAGAAAACTTAGGAGCAAAAATTATAGGGAAAACTAATAAAAATAATTTAGTTTTTGAAAATAAAGGAAAAGAAATTAAAATCACACCTGAAGGATTATTGTCATGAGTTATTTGATTTACGTAAATGGTTTAGGTCCTAACTATAAAGGGGATAATCTTTACGAATTCGTATTCTCGGACACTTTAGACGTGTGGGGTGAATCGTGGGATAATCGACCATCTAATGGATATCCTCAACCACCCGATTTAAAATATATTAAAAAAGTAGGAGTTTTGAGAGATACTGATGTAAAATTGGAATTGATTCAAAACTCCGATTTTTTTTCAGTGATGGATGCAATGGATGACATAATTGCATTAGCATGGGAAACTGATGACGAAAACATTAAGAAAAGAATGGTATTTAGATTTGGAGTTCCGGAACAAGAAATAAAAGACAAACTATACGAAAGAGATTTGGTATTAGAATTTGAAAAGAAAGTTATTTATGAAAATTAATATTAAAGCATTAGAACTTATCGAAAAAGGGTTATCCTCAAAAACTGTTGGGAAATTAACAGAATCGCAAATTAATGTATTACATAGTAAACTTGTTAATGAACAAGTAACCGAAGTTCCTGCTAAAAAAACTTATAAAGTAGGTCCATCAGGTGGTAAGGTTGGTAATTTAAATATTACACAAGACCCAAACACTAAAGAAGTTATGGTTACAGCAACAGAATCTGAAATGTCTGAAGATGATGATTTTGATTTAGACGCTGACCAAGCATATACAGGGCAACAAGGTTCTCATGACGAATATCAAGCGTCTGATGATGGGATGGACGATGACACTTCACCTGAAAATCACGATAGTAAAATGATTGGTATGTCCGAAGAGAAAAAGAAGTCTAAAAAAGATGAAGATAATCCATGGGCCATTTGTACATCACAATTAGGTAAAGAATTTGGTACTAGAGAAAGACACTTATGGAGTGCTAAAGAAAATAATAAATATGAGAGATGCGTTAAGGATGTAAAAAAATCTTTGAAAGAACAAAAAAATCCCGTATCTTTGTTCCTTGAGAATGAAATTATTAAAATTGTGGAAAGAAATTTACCACCAAAAATAACTAAAAAGGAACTTATGAATTATTTAAACGAGGCAGGTACTGAGACCGCACCGACGAGAACAAAACCGACAACAAAACCTGGTACAAGACCAAATCATCCTGGTAAGAATCCAAATCCGGGAACTAATCCGGCACCGAAGGCTAATAGACCATCACCTGAGGAGTCTAAAGACAAAATTATGGATGTGATTATGCAAATCTTAGAAAAATAATAATGGCAAAGAAAATTAAAGAACAATTAGATTACGGGGATAGACCTGAAAGAATGGACCCAAATTTGGAAAGAAAACTTGCAAGTCCTGAAGGTTTATATGCTCAGAATCCCGCAATGAAAAAGAAAGAGGGTGACGTTCAAAGATTAGTTAGTAATCGATTTCAAAAAGTTGCTGAAAAATTAAGTGATGTTACAGGTATTCAAAATTTAAGTTCTCAACAAACTCAAGGTATGATATACCAAGAGATGATGAGAAAATTACCTAACATCATGAGAATTGAGGCGGCACATAGGGATGAACTTGAAGAATTAGCAATTGAGGCGGCGTTAGAGGAATCTGAAGTACCTGTTGATTGGTATAAAATTGAAGCTTATTTAAATAGAGAACCGATTGATACGTCTAACTTTAGAATGAAACCTGAAGAAGAGGATGATGAAGAGGAAGAAGATGAGGAAGAAGAAATGGAAATTCCGTCTTTTGATATTGAGGATTTAACTGAGGACGAAATTTTTGAATTAGAAAAACATAAAAGAAACATAATTAATGCAATTATTCAGGGTGCTGCGAAAAAAGGTCATTATATTTTTCAAAAACCGGATATTAAAGCAAGACTTGACGAAATTGACCCATCTCTTTATGGTGATTACTTAGGTATTATGGCAATTAATGATTTCTTATACTTTAGTATGGAACAAATGATTGAAATGATGAGTCAAACAGGTCAAGGAATTGCGGGAAAAGTTGAATTAGATGATAATGACGAAGAGGGTGAAGAAGGAGAAGAAGGAGAAGAAACTCCGGACACAGTGATAAAAGCGTTTGGTTTAATCTTCCCAATTTTATGTCATGAAATAATCAAAGGATTAGAAGAGGCGAAAGGTAGACACGGATTACCTAAAGACCCTGAAATGGCTCAACGAGTTATGGGACAAACTGATACATTAAGTAATGAACCAATGCAGTTGAGAATAGGTCCGGAAATCGTGGAAAGAATAAGGTTTGCATTACCTGATAAAATGTACGAACCTGAGAACAAAGGTTTGATAAACTGGTTTCATACTTTGTTATACCAAATTGAAGCCCAAGAGTTTTTAGAAATTATCGGAAACGCAATCTCTGAAGATTCTTCAAAAGTGGCGAAAGCGACCTCAAAATTTGATGAAATTATGAGAGAGGCAATCAAAATTAAAGAAGAGTTTGAAGATTACAAAGAAGAAGAAGGGATTGATTCTGATGAAGACGAAGACGACGGATTAGATGATTTCTTGGGTAGTTTAGGTATATCGAGACCTAAATAACCAAAAATGACTTTTGAATAATAAAGAACAATTAATAATTGAGATAACGAAGTGCATGAGGAATACACCCTACGCACTTCGTACTTATTTACAGACATACGATAATACGGTATCAAAATACGTACCGTTAGATTTATTCCCCGACCAAGTATCCTTGATTGAGGATTACGATAAATACAATGAAAATATTGCCCTTAAGTACAGACAGGCAGGTGTATCTACTGTGACAGCTGCTTGGGCATCTAAAAAACTTGTATTTGCAAAAAAAACTAAGCCTGAAAAAATTCTAATCATCGCCAATAAATTGGATACGTCCATGGAGATGGCAAATAAAATTAGAAGTTTTACCGAACAATGGCCTAGTTGGGTTGGAGTAGGTTTTTCAAACGAAAAAAATGCACAACGACATTTTAAACTAACAAATGGGTGTGAGGTAAAAGCAGTTGCGACATCTCGAGATGCATTGAGGGGTTATACCCCAACTATTCTTATCTTTGATGAGGCGGCGTTTATTGAGGCTGACGGAGATTTTTGGTCAGCGTGTATGGCATCCCTATCTACCGGGGGTAAAGTAATTGTAGTTTCCACACCAAATGGTTATGATGCAATTTATTATGAAATTTATGACCAGTCACTTAGAAACATGAATGACTTTAAAATTTCTGAAATGTTTTGGTACCGTGACCCTCGATATACAAAAGATTTGTATATGGTTAAAACACACGATTTAGTTCACTTTTTATTAAATAGGGAAGAATATAACCTTGATGAGGTCATTATTGACTTATCAATGACTAATCCATTTGAAAGAGACCATTCAATTGTAACCAAATATATTGAAGATGGGTACAAGCCATGTTCTGCTTGGTTTGAAGGAATGGTAAAAAAATTAAAATATGATAGACGTAAGGTTGCTCAAGAGTTAGAATGTAACTTCTTAGGTTCCGGAGATAACGTATTTGATTCTGATTTGATGCAAGACATTGCCAAAAATCAAGTTAAAGAACCAATGGCTAAAATGATGGGTGGTGGATTATGGATATGGAAAGAACCGGAAAATGGACATAAATATGTTATGGGTTGTGATGTATCTCGTGGTGATTCTGAAGATTTTTCAAGTGTTGAGATTATTGATTTTGATACTAGAGAACAGGTGTTAGAATATGTTGGAAAAGTTCCTCCGGACATTTTAGCGGAGATTGCATATAAGTGGGGTACTATGTATAGTGCTTATTGTGTTGTGGATATTACAGGTGGTATGGGAGTTTCAACAGCAAGAAAACTACAAGAAATGAACTATCAGGGTGGATTATATGTTGATGGTGTTGATACAACCAATAAGTGGAAGTATGACCCAAAAATAAATGAAAAAATCCCGGGAATTAACTTTAATTCAAAAAGAGTTCAGATTATTGCAGCGTTTGAAGAAGCGATGAGACATAAGTTTAGAATTTATTCAAGTCGTCTTTATAACGAAATGAATACGTTTGTTTACATTAATGGACGACCTGACCATCAAAAAATGCATCATGATGACTGTATTATGAGTATTGCGATGGCAATATATGTTGCGGAAAAATCATTCCAATCATTAGAAAAAGTTACCAACCATACCAGAGCAATGTTAAATTCTTGGTCTACTGCGGTAAATGAAAATAAAAACTCATCTGAGTTTTTTAATCCAATGGTACCTCAAATGGGTAGACAACATCCAATAAACCAAGGAGCCACTAGGGAAGATTACCAAAAATATGGGTGGTTATTTGGTGGGTAATACTATTTATATTACTGAGGAAACAAGTAAATTTATATCATGAGTGAACAACAAAATAATATGACGGTATGGCAGAGATTGTCCCAAACATTTGGGCCAAATTCTTTATTAAATCAAGATTATCCAACTTTTAAGTTTGATAAGAAGGAGTTATTACGTACCAAAAGTAAGGAAGAATACGAAAAAGAGAAGTTACAGGCACAACAAACCTTTTACTTAACAAACCAATGGGCGAAAGTTGAGAATAATTTATATTCACAAGCAATCTATTACGAACCATCAAGATTATCTGCACAATATGATTACGAGTCAATGGAGTATACTCCTGAGATTTCGGCTGCATTAGATATCTACGCGGAAGAATCAACAACAACAAATGAAGATGGTTTTATTTTACAAATTTATTCTGAATCAAAAAGAATAAAAGGAGTATTAGCAGATTTATTTAATAACTCACTTGATATTAACACTAACTTACCAATGTGGACAAGAAACACTTGTAAGTATGGTGATAACTTTATTTATTTAAAATTAGACCCTGAAAAGGGTATTGTTGGTGTACAACAATTACCTACCATTGAAATTGAACGTCATGAAGTAGGTGTTAGTGCAAAAATCTCAACAGATATTACTAAGGAAATGGATAAAGATAAAAAATCACTTCATTTTACTTGGAAGAATAAAAACATGGAATTTCAATCATGGGAGATTGGTCACTTTAGATTATTAGGGGACGACCGAAAACTTCCTTATGGTACGTCTATGTTAGAAAAAGCAAGACGTATTTGGAAACAATTATTATTATCTGAGGATGCGATGTTGATTTATCGTACATCAAGAGCACCTGAGAGAAGAATGTTTAAAGTATTCGTAGGTAATATGAACGATGATGATGTTGAGGCGTATGTACAACGTGTTGCGAACAAATTCAAAAGAGAACAAGTAGTTGATAATAAAACAGGTAACGTAGATATGAGGTTTAATCAAATGGCGGTTGACCAAGATTACTTTATTCCTGTGAGAGACCCATCAGCACCGGACCCTATTACAACATTACCGGGAGCAACAAACCTTTCTGAGATTGCGGATATTGAATACATCCAAAAGAAATTATTAACCGCTCTTCGTGTTCCTAAGGCGTTCTTAGGATTTGAAGAAGTAGTTGGAGATGGTAAAAATTTATCATTACAAGATATTCGTTTTGCGAGAACTATTAATCGAATCCAAAAAAGTATGGTTGCGGAATTAAATAAAATCGCGATTGTACATTTATTTTTACTTGGGTTTGAAGATGAATTAGATAATTTTACATTAGGATTATCAAACCCTTCAACACAAGCCGATTTATTAAAAATTGATGTTTGGAAAGAAAAAGTGTTATTGTATAAAGATTTAGTATCTGACCCAGGAAATGGTATTCAAGCAACATCATCTACTTGGGCTAAGAAACATATATTTGGATGGTCTGACGAAGAGGTTCGTTTAGATTTACAACAACAAAGAATTGAAAGAGCAGTTGGTGAAGAACTTAAAGCAACTGCGACTGTTATAACTAAAACAGGTTTATTTGATAATATTGATAAACTTTATGGTAATACTTCAGGAGGAACTGCGTCTGCAACTGCTACTGAAACATCAGAACCGGAGACATCATTTGGTGGAGGTGGATTTGAAACCGCTGATTTAGGTGGAGGAGAAGAATTACCGCCAGCGGGTGAGGAAACTGTTGCACCACCACCGGCGGGAGGTGAGGCTGAAATAACTCCGGAATCACGAATGAATAACTTAAATATGTTAGTTGAAAATAACCTAATTGATGGTGCTCAAATGATTAATTTAGGTCATGGTCAAGATTCTTTAGGAGAAATTTCAAAAGAATTGGATAAGTTACTAAATTCCTAATATTTATTTAATAAAATTAAGTGTAATGACCTTCGGAAACCTAAAATCCATAATCGAAAAAAATCTACTTGAGTCATATAGTGACGAGAAAGATTTCAAAAAATCTTTAAGAGAGTTCAAACATAATGTTCTGAACAATAAATCTATGTCAAAGGCTTATGCATTATATGACCAATTAAGTACGCCTCAAGGTTTATCTGAACAGGATGCTAAAGAATTTTTAGAAGAAGGAATTAGTTTATTACATAAAATTTTACCAACAATAAAATCACCAAAAAGTCTATCAGAAACAATTAAAAATAATTATTCTGATTTAGATGTATTGGCGTATTCGAACAAATTAAATTTACTTGAAAGAGTAAACGCTAAGAAGAACATAATTAAAGTTTTAACTACTAAAAAAGAAACGGTTAAAGAATCAATTAATATTCCAATTAAATCGATGGTTAGTATTGCCAACCAAACATTAAGAGGATATATTGAAAACTTAGATGAAAACTCTAAAAAAGAATTTTTTCAATTAATATCTGAAGACACTAAAACTCTTGAAACTAAATTTGAGACTTTACGTGAGAATACAATCACAAAACTTAAAGGGATGTTAGATACTGAACAAGAATCTGAAATAAAAACAAAAATTTCTGAAACTATCGATAGATTAAAAGATGAAAAGTTTGACCAAATGAATTTTTTAAAACTTAAAAATTTAGAAGAATCTATTTAATTTAACATATTACATTATAATTCAATAAGTGTTTTTGCTATTCAAACGGTAAAAACACTTTTTTTTTTGACATACACAATAATTTCAATTATATTTTTATTATAACCAATAAACATTTATAATGAAAAACATTAATGAAAAAAGGAAAAAGTGTAAAATTAAATTTATACAATCCAATTAAATCGGTCTATGGTACCGTAGATTCAAAAAACTTAAAATCAGTTTACATAAACATTCAATCATGGGTAACCCCAAAAGAAGAATACGATAATTGGAATCGAGTTGTTTCCAATTTAAGTCGAGAGATTAAACATTCTGTTTATAAATCCATTAACACCAATTTATTCCAAAATAAAAGTATTGTGGATTTAGATTTAAGGACCAGTGGAATATCTCACGGTAAAAAATCATTCTTTAATTTAGAAATAAATCTATACACGACAAATGAATTAGATTTTAAATCCATAGAAATTAAAGACTCCGTAAAAAATATAGTCCAATCTATCTATGATAATAACATCACAACAAACAAATATTTTGAATTTTCAACCACAAAAAAAGAGGTTATCTTGTAAAGTATCATAATTGATATATTTATCTTAAAAAGAATTAATGAAACAATTAAGAATATTAGAGGCAACCGAAACCGGACACGGTATATTAGTTGAGGCAGACGCAGGTTGGGTTTCACCAAAAGACAAACATAATGAAAAAGTTTTAAAAGAGGCGAAAGAAATGGATTATAGAAACCCATTTGAATTTTATGCTGTTTTACAAAAATATGACACACCTAATAGAAACGGTAGAACATATCCTGAAAGGATATTAAAAAGAGAGGCCGACAATTATAAAATTGCAATCGAAAAAGGGTTATCAACATCAGAGTTAAATCACCCTGAATCATCTTTAATTGATTTAGACCGAGTATCTCATATCATTACTGACGTATGGTGGGACAGAAACATATTAATGGGAAAACTTAAATTGCTAACTTCCCCGGGATTTCATGAAAGAGGAATTGTTTCAACCAAAGGAGACCAAGCGGCAAACTTAATGAGACAAGGGGTTACTTTAGGTATTTCTTCTCGTGGGGTTGGTTCACTTAAAAAAGTTGGTGAAAGGAATGAAGTTCAAGATGATTTTGAATTAATTTGTTTTGACTTAGTATCATCACCATCAACACCGGGAGCGTATTTGTTTACAAATGCTGATGATAGAGACAAGTATGAAGAAAATCTTGAAGAAGAAAAAAAATATAAACAAAAAGACGATTATGTAGAGAAGTCAGTTGACTTAATGAAAAAATTAAACGACTTTTTAGGAAAATAAAAAAACACATGGAAGAAAAGTATTTCGTAGCAAAAATTCAGTATGACTTACCTGATGATAAAACAGGTAAAATTAAAAAAATTAGAGAAGAAAAACTTGTAGAAGGGTATTCAGTAACAGATGTTGAAGCCAAAGTTACAAAAAAATATGAGGGGTTTTCACATGAGTGGAGAATCACTTCAGTCTCTGAAAGTAAAATTGATGAAGTAATTCAATAATTGTTTTAATCCAATTTAACAAAAGTGGTCATATTTGACCACTTTTTTTTTACTCTAAATTAAGGTTTATTTTGTCTAATAGTTAGATAAAATAAACTTTTTTTGCTTTTGGTAATATTTATAATGAAAATAACAATAATTTTTCATGCAAGAAAATAACAAATTAGTACAAGAGGCGCTTATTCAAATGAGACAAGTTGAAGAAGCTATTGCCGAGAATGCAAAAGGAATACTTGCTTCAACTATGAAGGAAGAAATCAATCAGCTAGTAAAAGAATCTCTTTCTGAACAAGATTTAGAAGATGATGAGGTTGAATTAGATGTTGACATGGATGATGAAATGGACTCTGATGAAGAGGAAATGGATTTTGACATGGATGCTGATAATGAAGACGAAGATGAAATGGACATTGAAATGGATTTTGATATGGACATGGATTCAGACGAAAGTCCAATCGACTTAACAGGTGCATCAGATGAAGAAATTCTGAAAGTATTTAAAGCTATGGGTGAAGAAGATGGAATCATTGTAAAAAAAGACGGTGATGATATCCACTTAACTGATAATGATACTGATGAAGAGTATTTAGTTAAACTTGGTGAATCTGAAGACGATATCTATGAGTATAATATGGATGAAGAAATGGATGACACGGAATTTAATTTTGAAGAATTAGGTGAAATGGATGACCAAACAACTGATGACGTTATTGATGCAATTTTTGCTGACGGTGATGTTGACGATATCGAAGATTCTGAAGATTCTGAAGGAATTATGTTCGAAATTGTATTTGAAGACGATGAAGAAGAAAAATTTATCGACGAAGAAGACGGTGAAGACATGGTGGACTTAGAGGACGGAGAGGACTTAGGAGAGTCTTACAACCCAAGAAGAGCTGTGAGAGAAGGAAAATCAACAGTTAAACCTAAAGGTATAGTTGGCTCAGGACCTAAATTTACTTACAAAGATAAAGCCGGTGGTGGATTCGATGAAAATAAAAAAGAAGGTCCAAAATCTGTAGGTACAGGTAAAGCTAAATTCGAATACAAAGAGGGTGGAAATATGGAAGGAAAATCCAAAGTTGTAAAGGCAGAAACAAAAGAAGGTGATTACGGAATGAATAAGGGTGAAAAATCTAAAACCATGAAAGGTAAAGAAGATTACACTACTAAAAAAGGTGATACTTTAAAAAGAAAAGCTTTTGAAAAAGAAGAAACAAAAGAAGCTGCTAGAACATACGGAATGGGTTCCAAAGAAGGTAGAGGACTTAGAAAAGCGATTACTAATAACAGAAATTATGTTTACGGTAAAAATGGAGTAAAAGTAGAATCTACTCAAGAGGTGACTATGTTAAGAGAAAAAAATGAAGAATACAGAAAAGCGTTAAATGTTTTCAGAGAAAAACTTAACGAAGTTGCAATCTTCAATTCAAACTTGGCATATGCAACTAGATTGTTTACTGAACATTCGACTACTAAAAAAGAGAAAATTAATATCTTAAGAAGATTTGACGATGTTGAAACTTTAAAAGAATCTAAAAATCTTTATCAGTCAATTAAAGGTGAATTATCTAAACCGGAAATTAAAAAATCACTTAGTGAATCAGTAGAAAACAGAATTCAAAAAACAGTATCTACAGGTTCATCGACTACTTTAATTGAATCAAAAACTTACGAAAATCCGCAATTCATGAGAATGAAAGATTTAATGAGTAAATTAGGGTAATCAAAATAAATAAATAAAAATTAAAAACAAAATATTTTAAAATGGGAGCATTATTAGAATCAGGATTAGTTGGTAACATCGGGTTGAAACACCTTAAAGTTATCAAAGAAGACACAATCAACAAATGGGACAAATTAGGATTCTTAGAGGGTCTTAAAGGTCACATGAGAGAAAACGTTGCACAATTATATGAAAACCAAGCATCGTATTTAATTAACGAAGCATCATCTACATCTGATACAGGTGCATTTGAAACAGTGGTTTTCCCAATTGTTAGAAGAGTATTCTCTAAATTATTATCTAACGACATCGTTTCTGTACAAGCTATGAACTTACCAATTGGTAAATTATTCTACTTCGTACCAAACATTCAAGCGTATACTGAAGATTCAACATCTACTAATGGTATTCACCGTAAACCTTACGGAGCACCTGGGTATGATAACGCAATTGACGGTCCTGATGGACCAGGAAGTGGTTACGACTACAACAACACTAAAGACCTTTACGATAGATTCTATGAAGGTAATGAACCAGCTTTAGACCCACCAGGTTTATATGACTATTCAAAAGGACAATTCTCAGCAGTTACACATTTAAGTACTAATGGGACTAAAGTCTCTACTGTTGCATGGGCTGGTGACCAATTAGTTGTTTCAGGATATGGAACATCTGATTATAGAAAAGTATTAATTGTTATGTCAGGTTTCGCAAGTAATGGGGCAGGTAAATTAATCGGTCCTGATGGTCAACCAATGGATAACGAATCTTTCTTAGCTGATTTAACAATTAAAGGTATTTCTACAAACCCAACAACTGCAGCAAATGCAAATAACGCTTACTTATTTAGAGTTGTGACTCAAAGATACGGTAAAGGAATTGTTGAGTACGGAAATAATAACCAGAGTTTATTATTCCCTGAAAGTAAAACAGGTGGTGGTCAATATGACGACTTATGTGATGCTGAAGGAAAAATTTACTTAGAGGTTGATTTACAAGTACCAGTATGTATTACTTGTGGTGGTTCAATGGACGGTTACACAGGTTCAACATTCTCAAGTAACACAGAAACTAACAACGCATTCGTTGCAAGTTATAGAATCTACAGAAACTTAGAGTTTGAAGATAGAATCGGTGAAGTTTCTTTTGACTTAATGTCAGTAACTGTTTCTGTAACAGAAAGAAAATTAAGAGCACAATGGTCTCCTGAAATGGCTCAAGACGTTGCTGCATTCCACAACATCGATGCTGAAGCTGAATTAACAGCTTTATTATCTGAGCAAGTTGCGGCTGAAATCGACCGTGAAATCTTAAGAGATTTACGTAAAGGTGCGGCATGGAACTTACGTTGGGATTACAATGGTTGGAAACGTTTAGGGTCTTCTGCAGTTCCTTATACTCAAAAAGACTGGAACCAAACGCTTATCACAGCGATTAACCAAATTTCTGCTCAAATCCACAAATCTACATTAAGAGGTGGAGCGAACTGGATTGTAGTTTCTTCTGAAATCTCAGCTATCTTTGACGATTTAGAATACTTCCACGTATCAAACGCTTCTCCTGAGCAAGACCAATACAACATGGGTATTGAAAGAGTTGGTACTCTTGCAGGACGTTACCAAGTTTACCGTGACCCTTACTTCCCACCAAACCAAGTGTTAATGGGACACAAAGGAACATCATTGTTAGACACAGGTTATATCTACGCACCATACGTACCATTACAATTAACTCCAACAATGTATAACCCATTCAACTTTACACCTATCAAAGGTATTATGACACGTTACGCTAAGAAAATGGTTAATAACCGTTTCTACGGACGTATCACAGTTGATGGTGTTAGAACATTCGACTTAAGAGAATTGAGATAATCAATATCTTATGATATACCAAAAAGAGGACAAATATTTGTCCTCTTTTTTTTTTCGAAGTATTTATAGTAAAACAATAGAAATGATTAAACAGAATTGGAATATAAATGAGGATGAAAAAAATAGAATTTTAAATCTTCATGAGAGTGCAACTAAAAGATTGTACTTATCAGAACAAGAAAACGAAGAAGTAATAGATGATTCTTATTATCAAATAGTTAATACTCCACTATATTTTAAAATTAACGAAGGTTACTTATACTGTTCAGTATGGGATGATAGAAAAAATAAAGAGGCGACTCCTTGGACTTATATAGGTGGTGATTTATATAATTTTAAAGTTAATTATAAATCAGGGGAGTTAATTTCCGATAAAGGTTGGGGTTTAAATTTTAAAATTACTGACGAATATTGGAATGAAATTGGTGCAACTTCGTTATCCTCACAAGGTATTAGACCTATGCAATATAATAATGTTGAATATAAACTTATTGCTATGTCACCCCCATTCTCAGACAAAAGACTTCCACATGCACTTGACAAAACAAAAGTTGGAGTACCAACAGTTTATACCGCAAAAATAGTGGCGATGGATATAACTTTATTAGAAGGTAGGTATGAAGAATCTGAAGATGATACAATATCACCAGTAATGTATGTTAAAAAAGGTAATAAAGGAATTTTAATACAATTGTTTCCTGGTGTTAGTGCTAAATATTTTTCAAATAAACCTACACCTGAAACACCTGAAGACATACCAACAGATATACCATTTGAATTAAATATTGAAAGTCCATTTAGATTTAATGAGACTAATTTAACAGATGAGGCTAAACAAGAATTTAAAGATTTTATCAAATCAATTAAAACTAATTATTCTGATGCTACAGGAGATGTAGAAGTAATATCATCAGCATCTATCGATGAAGACCCTGAAGGTAAACTTAAAACAGGTCAAAAAAGAAAAGATTATAATATGGATTTATCTAAAAAAAGAGCAGAAACAATTGCTTCACTTCTTAAAAATAGTTTACCGGGAATTAAATTAAATTTTATACCTAAAGGTATTGGAGAAACTGACCAATTTGCTAAGGGTAAAAAATGGCCTGACGTAACAGATGAAAATCAAACGGCACCTAATAGAAGATTAATTATTAAACTTCCTCAAATAATGAAACAACAACAATAAAAAAAAGGGTCTTAATAGACCCTTTTTTTTTTTATTAAAATACCTTAATATTAATAATTTTACTGTCAGTATAATTATCAAAACAATAAACCATAACATATTTGTTAGGTTTTGGTATTTTATTTACGTGAGGAATTGATTCCATAGTGACAACACCTGTTTTCTTGTCTAGTGCATAAACATATGTTGTGTAAGAGTAGTTATCGTGTAATTCTTGACTTAATTCAAAATCGCCAAAAAATTTAACATAAACTAAATTAGAGATATCTAATTTGTAGGTATCCATTAATTGTTTAACTGATATGGAATCACGTTTCCACAAATCATTTAATTCATAATAGTTCCCCGCTTTTACGGCTTGAATTTGACCAAATGATAAATTTGAAATAAAAATAAAAAGAATGATGGTAATTAAGTTTTTCATATGTGTAGATGTTTTAATATTTGTACAAATATAAATATTTTTTAATTACCCACAAAATTTTTTGGTTATATTTATTATAAAATAGTTGAAATGATTAAACAAACATGGAATATAGATGAAGATGAGAGAAATAGGATATTAAATCTTCATGAATCTGCAACAAATAGACAATACTTAACTTTAGAACAAGCAGTACAACCAATTGTGACTAAAACAACTACATCATCTGATAATACGGTATTTCCAGAACAAAAAATTGGAAATCAATTTAAATTTGGTGAATATCAATCTGATGTTGTTAAAAATTCCATTGTTGCGTTAAAACCTAAAATTGAAGAATTTATTAAAAAAAGTGGTGGTAACGAATTTATTGTAAACATTAGTGCGGGAGAATCAAATGTTACAAATCCAAAAGGGTTTGAAGAAAAAGGAAGTTTAGCTTTGGCAAGAGCCAATTCGGTTAAACAATATTTTCAAGAAATATTTCCTGAGTTAATTGAAAACGGTACTTTAATTATTGAAGGACCTAAGGATGTTAGCCAAGTTGTTTTAGGTAAAACACCATATGATAAAACTAAAGGTGACAGTAAAAATCCTGAATTAATTAAATTATACAAACAGGAACAATTTGTTAATTTCGATATTAAAGGAACTGGAGAGGTTAGAGATTCGGATTCCCAAAATATTTGTCAATGGCCCGGTAGAAAAATAAACGCAGGACAAGGTGAAGAAAGGTATGATTATGTGTTAACCAATGAAAAATTATTTGGTAAAGGTGTTATAACTTTTGATACCGGAAGTATTCCTGATAGATTAATTGTTACTAATAAAAATAATGTAATAACTCAAGACACCGGATATGTTACAACACGTGCTCATGTATATAGAAATTTTAAATGGGTTCCATTATATGTTTACCAATTAACACTTATTAATTTAAAAAATAATGTATCGGTTAGTGGTAGTAAAATTATTAAAATAACTGCCAATAGTTATGAAGAATTATTTAAACAACTTTTAATAGACCCAACAAAAAGTTTTGGTGGAGGAAATGATGAAGTTGGTGACCCATTAGACGACCTTAAACGTTTATGTGAACAAGGTGTTAAAGAATTTGTTGTTTATACACAACAAACAGGCCCAGTAACTTTAAATTTTAATGGACCTTCTGGAGAATCAGGACTTAAAGTTTATTCACCAATTGGAACATATAAGATTAAAACCGGATATAGTGTCACCGCAAACTGTAATAAAACTATTTAATAGTTGCCAAATATATTTCTTTTTGTTGGGTTTTTTTCTGTTTGAATAACTTTGTAGGTTAATTCATCGTTTTGATAATAGGCAATTGACGTGACTCTTAAATTAGGATAATCCTCAACAATAACTGAACCAACTTTTACTTTATAGACTTTAGATAATGAATCTAATAAGACATTGATATCCTTATCGATGTCTTTTGTTTTTGGTTTAGTTTGAGAAAATGTTAATGTTCCAACAAGTAATACTAAAGTAATAAATAATTTTTTCATAATTTATAAATTTTCTACAAATATAAATAGTTTTTACTACACTGCAAAATTTTTTCACATATATTTATTCATAGATTTTAGATTATTGGTCCCGAGTCATTTTGACTTTTGAGTATTCACGGACACGAAGGTATCAGTAACATAGTCATTAACTATTATAAAATTAAGTAAAATGAATTACACAACTGCGGTGAGCAAACCAAATGCTCACATCACAAAGAAAAAATCGCGTCTAAAAATCTACAATGGACACGTAGTCTTCATGGAAGACAAAGACAATTTCGAATTCGAAATTCATAACCCAACAAGAAAAACAGTACTTTGTAAAATTAAATTGAACGGAGATTATATCTCTCAAAGTGGTTTAGTTTTAAGACCGGGTGAAAGAATCTTTTTAGAGAGGTTTTTAGACACGAATAATAAATTTCAGTTTAGTACCTACTCTGTTAATAATACTTCCGAAAATCAATCGGCAATAACGTTAAACGGGGATGTTAGGGTAGAGTTCTACGACGAAAGAGTTGTTCATGTGAATAACCTTAATCTGAATCATTCCGGTACATATCGTCCATGGGCGAATGATGTATTGTACGGAAATTTAAACCATACAGGTGGATATGTTTCTCCAACAACATTTACAACTAATACTGCAAGTTTTATTGGAGGTTCAAACGCATATTATACTAATACATCATCAGTTGATTTAAGTATACCTCGTACTCGTAGTACAAAATCAATTGAAACAGGTAGAGTTGAGAAAGGTGAGAAATCCGACCAAAATTTTCAAAACTCATATGAGGAATTTAATTCTTATACTTCTCATCAGATATTGTATAAGATACAACCACTAACAACTAAAAATAAGACATCTCAGGATATTAGACAGTATTGTACTGAATGCGGGGTCAAAACAAAATCAAACTTTAAGTTTTGTCCGTCTTGTGGTAATAAATTATAAAAACAGAAAAAGGTCCCGTGAGACCTTTTTTTTTATTCTATAACTTCATCATTACTTGAAATTTTCTTATGAAGAACTCTTAATGCCTTTGATACAACTTCCGTTTCTTGCATTGTAAATAATCTAGTATTGTGAACATAATGTAATGACTGTGTTAATAGGTAAAAAGATTGTTCAATTGTCATTTCATCAATTAATTTATCAACATCTTCAGGTTTGTTATAACCTACACTGTCAAATAATAATCCCATTGGTTGTCTTTCTTGTTCCATTATTCTTTAATTGTATATTTATAGTTAATTGAAATATATGAAAAAGAATAAGATTAGTGAAGCAACCAGTTCCGGAAATTCAGGTTCAATTAAAGTTCCAATAGTATTAGCGCCTCAAATTTGGGAAAAAAAACAATTAGGACCTTTTACTGATGATGTGTACGAATATACGAATGCGGAATTAGCGTATGAAGAGGCAGATGGTGATTTTAAAGAAACTCCACAAAAACGAAAAGAAATTGAAAATAGAACAATAAAAATATCTAAATTATTGATGAAACAAAAGAAAGATTACCGAGGACAAAATGATGAAGAAGGTTCTGCGGTTAATCCAACTATGGATGGATTACCATTGAAAGAAGATTTATTAAGAGAAGATTTAGCGGTTTGGTTTGGTACAAAGAAAAAACCTAAAGGGTCTAAACAACCAAGTGGACCTTGGGTTAATATTTGTCGTAAAGTTGATGGAAAACATCCACCATGTGGTCGACCTGATGCAAATTCAAAAGGTTATCCAAAATGTCGGGCAACCGGAGTTGCGGGAAAAATGAGTGATAGTCAAAAAAAATCAGCTTGTTCACAAAAACGTAGAGAAGAAAAGAAAGACCCTAAAATTGGTAAAGGTAACAAACCGACAATGGTTAGTTATAAACCAAAAAAACCTCAAAACGAATCGTTAAGAGGTTTAATCATCAAAATAATTAAGGAACAATATAAAAATTAAATTAGGTTAATTTTCCAAGTATGGTTGTTAACGAATGTTTGATTTGACTTTTAATTTCGGTTTCAAATTCCAAACGTAAAGCTTCCACTTTTTTATCAAAAATACCATTTAGTTTATCAGAAATAGTTTGATTTAAATTAACGTCGTAATTATAAACGTGATTGGTAATGTTAATTCTATTGTTGGATAAAACAATAAACACACCTAAAGAATCATTTTTGATATATCTTTTCTGAGATAATGGTGCAATTAAAAAAGTTGAATCCGGATGTGCAATTAATTTTCTACAAATTGCGGAGGACTTAATTTCATTTGCATCAACAGACGACATATTAGTTCTTGATATGCTTTTAAATCTTAAATAGATTCTTAAACATAATCTCTTAAATAATCTTTTGAAATATCTTCTCATTTGTTTAGTGTTTTTTAACACCACAAAGATAATCATATTTTTGATATTACCAAAACATAATAAAAAAATAATTTATAAAATAAAAAAACCTCCAAGTTTGAAGGTTTTTTTAGTTTTTAACAATATGCTCCTGAACAATGTTTTTTACCATCAAGTCCTTTTATTTTACCTTTACATACTTGAATAGCATGTCCATTTGCATAAGCTGAGGGGTACACGTCATATTTAGCTTTGGCGGATGCCATACCTCTTGCACATAATTTAGTTCCGGTTTTCTTTCTACCTTCTGTAATATCTTCGTAATCGATATATTCTTTTTTTGTTTCGTTCATTAAGAAATCGAATACTTGGTCCATATTATTTTTAGCTTCAGTTACGTGGTCATCAGCCCAATCATGTCCCCCTTCATTAATAATTTCGTCAATTTGTTGAGGGTCCATTTCTAACAATATTTCACATTGTCTTTTAATTTGTTGTAGATTACTAAAAAACATATAATCAGCAACTTCTTGTTCTTTTAGAACTTTTTCAACAAGTCTGTTTAAATCGGATTCTGTTAGTTTAACTATTTTTTTCATTATATTAAATTTTTGTAAAAGTTATGTTTACATTACCACCATTTTCCATCAGGTTCCAAGGTTGTAATTCAATCCACCCATTTTGAGTGGCATTAAAAGGGACACCGTTATAATCTCCATTTGCCGAAATAGTAAATGGTGATTGCCATCCCGGGTCAAATCCACTTCCACCACCTGACCAAGAAGAACCTGCAACATCTGTAAAAGTACCCGGTGTTGATGGGTCATAGAATCTGATGGAATTTGTGTTATTTGTAAATGATGAATCAAATTCATAATCAAATGTTTCACCATTGTTACATCCTCCAATATTACCTACTTGATTATTCATTACAAGTAAACTTAAACCTGAATTATTTGATATGTGAAATTTAACTGGTCCCATAATTATTTTGTATTTACGATATTAAATGTTAATTGTTTCTTATAAGTATCTTTTTCACCTGAAGTGTTCACTTGAATGTCAACATAATATTGATTTGGTATTTTATCTCTCATATCAAACATGAAGTAATATTCATTCGGGGTTCTATTGATAGGTGTCCAATCTTGAACTAAAACTTCAGTAGTTCCTTCTTTAACATATACTCTATAGAAAGATGAAACGTCCAACAATAATTGCTGTCCGGTGTATGCTTTTTTAATTGTTACACCAACTTTTCTAATGTCGGTATTAAGTATTTGTTCATTTTGTAATATACCATAGAAATTGAATCCATATTTTTGAGGTTCTCTTGATGTTGACCCAATTTGGATGCCTGCGTTGTATTCTTGAAGAATAAATTGATTTTGGACATTAGGTATTGCCTGACCATTAATTGTCAAACCTGACCATATATCGTAGAATAGACAAGGTGTTGGACTTCCACTAAACCCATTAGGTACTATAACTTCATAAACTCCTTTTGCCTTTAAACAAGTGTTTAGTGATGCCATGCCACTAACCGCATCACCATTTCGGTCTTCGATTCTAACAAACGGGTCTGAATCTAAATTAACTAAATCTCCATTTTGATAAATGTATAAAAACAATTTATTTTCTTGGTTCTTTAAAAATATATTTCGGTCATCTTGAATTAAATCATCATACGTTGTTTGTAGAAATGGTTGGTAAAAAGTTTGTGTGTGTCTTGAAAAGAATGCAACGCTATAACTATCGGTAAGACCTGAGATATTTTCTATTTGAGGTAAAAACGCAATTCCATAACCTGTAACACCGGTTATTGTTCCATTTAATACACCATTAATTTCATTGGACATATCCATGTTTAGGTCTTCATTACCTAACTCAAAATGTTGTCGGGCAACAATTGTTAATCCTGAGTAATTTACAACTCCTTGGTTATTATTATCGTAGATTCCCGGTTGAGACCAATTATTGATAGTTGTTGTTTGATACCAGTTTGATGGTCTTGATGAGAATGCTCGACTATCGACAAATGTTAATGGGGTTGATGTCCCATTGGCACTTCCTTGAGATAAGTTAAAATTATTATAATCATATCCAACACCTTCATCCCATACTTGAGCTCCTCCGGTAGTTCCGGAAACTTGAGGTATTCTAAATAAGATTAAATCAAATGAAGTTGCTCTTCTTCTTTCGTTGGTCATGAACGTATTTAATAGTTCATTATCAAACGAAGATGTGTTGGTCATGTTTAGTGTATGTGTCATCCCCGTAGTACAACCTGTTGATATTACTCCGGATTGGATATTTTGGCGTAGTAGTGATAAATCTAAATCAAAGATGAATCTTGTATAACCAAAATTGGGAACTATTAAATCAGACGCACCAAAATTTAACTCAATAACAGGGTTCCTTCCTGTATTAACATAAGAGTTTGAAATGATGGTGTTGTTTTTATCTATGTAAGACCTTAAAATTGACATTTACCTTTTTTATTATAAATATCAATTAAGTCGAATATTTGTATTAAGTATTTTAGTATATGCATTTTGCATCTGAGTTAGGATATTTTCAACCGTAGAACCGTCTTGAGTTTTAGGTACTGGTGGTAATCCAGGGTACGCGTGAGTGTGACTTACTAAAAATCTAACAATCAATCCCATTAGTTCTAAAAGTTCTTCTCCTCTAACCATACTTGAGGTATTTGGTTCAATATCATCGGCAAATTTTTCAGTACTAATACCGTATAATGTGTTATCAAAATTAATTTTTTGTTTACCCGGAATTTGGGACTGATGTGATAATAAATAAAATTTATCCGAACCAAGGGCTCCATATGTTGATTCGACATTAACATATGTGCTTTGAGGAATAACTTTTTTAACGGGAACTAAAGGAGTTCTTAACGTTACTTTACCTTTTACATATATGAATCCATACCCACCAGGGTCTGCAGAGTTTAACTTAACTCCTTTATAAATTTCCGCAAGATTTACTGATTCAGTTCCGGATGGTGAATTAATTATATTGTACATCGAATTTGATGGTCTAAAAAATATTGGAAGATTAGGGTCCTGAGCGTTTGGTGTGAATGTCACAACTCCACCAATAGAAGGACTTTTATCATTACATTTTTTAATAAATGCATTAATAAATTTTATTACATCTGCTTTAGACAGTAAATTAAAATCTTGTACAGTAACTAACTGTTTTAAATTTTCGTTCACTAAACTACCTACTGTTAGGTTATTAGTGTTAACTGATGGGTCTGGTTTTAATTGATATAAATAAACCGAACCTCCAAATTTATCTTGTGTGTTTTCAGGGTTATTAATAACCCATTCAATTAGGTATTTAGTTAAAAGAACATTTTCTTTAAGTTCAAAATAAGTTTTAGGTGCCAAAGATTGTTTAACACTATTAAATTTTGTTAGTTGTAAAAATCCTCGTTTTGTATTTGCGGTTGGTACAACATTAGGTTGTAATACATCGCCCATAAACTTACCGGCTCTTAATAATACCTCATCTTGTTTAACAATTAAATCAGCACTTCCTCGACCTAAGATTGCATTATCTCCCGGTTGAGGGAATACACCTTCGTGAATCCCATTATCGGTGTACGTACCATTTTGATTTTTTAATGGTCTTGGATTTTGTATTTGGAATCCGGTCCCGGTAAATTTGTTTGCTCCAAAATTAAATTCTTTAAATGTTGCGGTAGGGCTTGAGAAATTATTTTGAACGTAATATTGATTTTGATATTTAAAATCAGAGTTCAAAAACATTACTTGAATCAACTCATCAACTTTTGGGACTTGATAAACAAAGTAAGGTAATAATGAATTAAATACTAATGGGTCTCTAGATGTCCACGGGTCTTTTTCAGGATTCCATTTTGGACTATCAACGCTTTTAAGAATGTCTTCATAATTGTCCGTAACAATTCTAGCCCTAACTCTTCCAAGCATTAGGGGGTCTTGATTATCTAATACAATACACTGATAAAATATAGAATCACTCATTATTTATTTCTTTCTTGATATACCTTTAAAGTATTATTATACAATTCTTCCACTTTGTCTAAATAAAGTGTTGAATCGATTATGTTTTGTTTAGTACCTTCAAAATCTGAAGATAGTAAATCCATAAACTCAACCAATTTTTGATTAGGTAAGTTTTTAAGGTTTGATTGTTCCTTAATTATAATTTCAAATTCTTCTTTTCTCATATTATTGTGATTTTCCGGTTCCTGTTACAGCAGATGTTAATACAACTGATACAAATCCATTTTCTGCATTTTCAGTATCGGCACCTCTGTTTGACATTAAATTATACAATAACATTAAATTAGGTGAACCGTCAGGTAAAGTTCCGGTTGGAATACCAATTCCTTGTAATAACTCAATTGTGTTTATAGTTGCTCTTTCAGGTGAATATCCTGGTAAAAATTGTGATAAGTACAACAATGGTGCTGGTATTGCATTTTTACTAATTAATTGTTTTGGCCCTAATCCATTGATAGTATCTAATAATAATAAAATACTACTCATTAAAGACTTACACTTTCTATAATCATTAATTAATTGGGCAATAATTAATGCCAATTGTATTAATTTTAATATAATTGCATATTTTTTTAATCGTTGAGATTTAGTAACATCTTTTAAAACCGCGGCGACTAATAATAAAATATCTCTTTTTAATTCTTGAAATAAAACTTTTAAAAATTCATTATTAATTAATGAAATTGTATCTATTGAGAATTTTTTATATTTTTTTAAGAAGTCAGCTCCATCAGCAACTATATTACTTCCTTGTGCTGTATTACTATTTCCTGATTGTATGACCTCATTTACCGAAGTTACTTGTTGATTATATGTGTAAGTAGCTCCTGATTGAACAACTGATAACAAAGTATAGAGAGGTAACAATACTTTAGGAGATAAAACACCTGCGGCAATTGCTAATGGTATTTTTTGAATAATATTCTTATCTATTGCAACTCCAGCATTAAAGTTTGATGGGAGCAAAGGTGCCCATTGAGGGTTTTGTGATATAGAATTAAGAATGTTATTAATTGAATTAACTTGTTGTTCGGTTGTTTGGTTATCAACATCATCTCGGAAATCTATAAGTTGTGAAACTAATGATTCACTATCTACAGGTAATTTAACGTTGTCACAATCAACAAATTCCATGACTCCGTTCTGTACATTTGTTATTTCAATATCAATATTTCTTAAATCAACTTCAGTTAGTTCAAAAAAACTATCGTCTACCCCATCCAACTCGGCAATTTTTGCAGTACCACTAACATCAATTTCTTGTCTTGAATCAAAACAAAGACCTAAAACTCGTTGTGCAATTAACATGAATTTAGATTGATTTGTTATTTCTCCAATACCAATTTGGGAATTAATACTAATGGCCCCTGAAACTATATTAGTTAATTGCATTCCAACATCTACAGGGTCAATTAATTTAATTGTACTGTAGTAATCAGATAAAAACTCACCAACATTATTTACGTTATTTTCTCGGTCAAGTAATAACATTCTAAAATAGTTACCGGTCACACCAAAACTATTTGTTGTTGTGTATTGAAAATCAAATAAATTTTGACCTGATTTCCCTAAATAATTTTTACCTGTGATTTGAGAATATGACTTATTTAAGTTTTGGGTTTCCATTATTTGGTACATTTGCTTGTTCATTGGGAACGGCTTTGTACCACCATAAGGTTTGAATATTGGATTTGCAGATGGTAACTGTTTTTCGTAAAACATTTTACCAAATGGTGTGTCGGGTGAATTTTTTAAGTTAGAAAAAAAATCTATTGATTCAACCGGAATGTAAATACCATTAATTGGTGCTAGGTTTGCAAGAGGGCTTATCTGAGCACCATTTAGATTAAAACCCTTGTATGTTTGTTCTTGAGAACATCCTAACGCCTTTATAGTTTGTTCTTTGACAATTGCTGCAATTGTTGGTTCAATTTTTACAGCAACTTCAAGAACTTTCTTTTTTATGTATGATAAAGATTCTGAACCATTACCTTTTGTAGTACCCAAAAAATCCAACATTTTATCTGTTGAATTTGGTGGGTCTTTTAAATACCTTTTTTGAAAGTCTTTAATCTTATCAAGTTGAGTTGCAACTTCTGCGTTGGACTTTGATAAAGAACTACCAGCATTTTTAAGTAACTCTTTTTCCGATTTAGATACTTCATTAAATGTTTGAATTGCCGCAAGTCTTCTTTGGATTTTTTCTTCCGAATTATTTAGGTCCACCATTCCACCGGATGATGGTGGTGGTGCGCTAGCTGATAGACTCTGCATCTTAGTTCATTTTATAATTTTCTAAATCATCAGAAACATCTTTTTCAATAAGATTCTGTATTAAATCTTCATCTAAATCTGCTAATGAAAATGATTCGGTATTATTATTAGATTTTTCCCAAATACTCGATTGTAGTTTTGACAAACTAATTTTTTTCTCAACACAATCATTAACGATTTTTTGTTGTTTTTCAATTACCGGTCCAATAGTTACCATATCAGCAGGGTCTTTCAACATTGCCAACATTTTGTTTTGAATTCTAATTGCAGTCTGTCTTTGCTCAACAAGTTCATTATAGATTTCTTGCATAAGCGATAATATAGAATCTTTAGAAAAATTAATTTCTTTTCTTGTAGGTCTTGCCATACTAATAAATACTTTCCGTTTAGTTTTTCATCTTTACCTGAATAATTAGGTAAAGTTTCTTGAATCGTTTGATAGAGCTACGAATTTCTTTAGTACTTAAATTTGTCATTTCTCTTAGTGAAAGAAGAATGACATTTTTATTGAACTTATTATTATCGGCACCTGAAAATATTTCTTCATAATTGTCAAATAAATCAATTAATGCATAACCTAATTTTTTTTCATTATCATTTAACGATTCACGTTCAATAAATTCTTTTAATTCTTTAAGATATTCATTGATGATGACATGACTTTCAACCACATCATCATCAATTCGGTATATCATATCAGGTCTTTCCTCAATACTGGCAGAAATGTCTTCATAAGATACTTTTCTATTTGTTTCTTTTTGGTCCTTAATGATTTGACCCATTAAGTAATTTTTACAAATAGTTCCAAAATACGAATAAGCTTTCTTTTCTTTTGACGGTTGAAATTTATCAACTTTTGTCATTAAAAAAGAATGAGTGTCGGTATGAATTTCAACAAAATTCATATCTTTACGGTAAAGTTTGTATCGTCTAATTATAGAAGATATCATCTTATCAAGAGGTTCTCTTAAAAATTCATTATAAATTTTATTTTTCTCCTCAAAAGTTTCTGCAATTAAAAAATTCCTTACCGCTAATTCTTCCTTAACATCAAAATAATTTAAATTAACTGTTTTCCTACCTCTTTTTTTTGATAAAACATCTTCTGTTGACGCAGATAGTGTTTCTTGCATTTACTCATTAGATGGTTCATACTTTATGGCTCTATCTTCAACAAAGAAGTATTCTCGTTTTGCCGTTTGAATCCAAAACTTAACTTCATCCTCTGTCATTACAGACTCTCCAAACTTATAATTCCAAAATATTGAACCTTCTCTCATATTGGTGTGTTTGTAACCAAGTTTAGGGATTGTCATAATTGAAACAGAATTATATGTTAACCTTAATAAAAATTCATAAATGAACGTTAATTTAATTGATGGTTTGAAACCACCAAAATCTTCAATAATTTCTTTTTTAAATACTGAACCAGCAGTTTGAAAATTCTGATAATTTTGTAAGGTGTCATTAGTTAAAAATCCGACTTCTTGAGTAAAGTTAGCAGCAAATGTTGCTTCATTTGTAAATCCTGCAAACACACCTTTATCGTCAGTTTCAACAACTACAGGTAAGAACATCTGTATTTCAGGATAAGCCTCAGTATATGTTTTAACATTTTTAAACCAAATTGATGAGTATTCATCGTCAAATTCAAATAATGAAATCCATTTACCCTTAGCGTTTTTAATTCCGTGATTAACTTGGTCCATATAACTTGGGTCTTTATCCCAAAGTAGTTTAGTAACAGTTAACTCTCCAAAATCATACCCATTTAAATGAGAGACCAACGACTCTTCCGGAGTATGTATAATAACTAATTCTTCAATACCAACTTGTTGGTTTTTAATAGATTCGATTGCTTTGTTGAAATAATCTTCAAAATCTTTTGCTTTTGAGGATTTGATTGGTAATATAATTGAAAGTGATAATTTGTTTTCCATATTATTCTTCTGTTTTTGTTATTTGTTGTTCGAACGCGTCAGCTCTTGTGTTTAAATAACCTTCAAATAAGGTAACTACAGTTGATTCGAATTTTTGTTTATCTGAAAATTGTTCTGAGGTTTTTTTCATTTCTTCATAAACTTCAGGTTTAATATTATCTTCTAACCAATTTTGAATAAAATCCGCAACAACATCAGCAAGTAACGTTTGGTCGGTAATCCATATTCCGTTATCTTCATTCATCCAACTAGGTGGTAAATTAGGTACTTTACCAATAACCGGTACATTACACTTCATAGACTCTAATGGGAAAGTTCCAAATCCACTTTCATTGTCAACCCAAACACTTACGAAACAATCTTTAAGAGAATTTGCAAATTCTACTTCAGATAACCCTCTCAAGTCTCTAAATGTAAACCAACGATATTGTGGGAATTTTAAATAAAATGTTTTAATTAAATTAACTGCGTCACTTTGGTCTTTAGTGTGGATACCAATAATTGGCATTGGAGGTAAAGATTTAGGTTCAAACGACTCACTAATGTAAGGTTCAATAATATCAAAAGAACAATTTCTCATAACTTTCTCAATATATTCTTTTTGTTTGTTATTGGTTGTGATACATTTCATAAAACCATATTGTGCCCAAGTTTGACCCGGTTGTAATGTTTCCAACATATATGCATAAGATTGCGTTAATACAATTTTAGCACACGGTAATTGTTTTACTTGGTCCATAACATAACCAAATACTTCAGGTATAACTAAAAAGTCTTCAGGAGATATTTCTAAGTTTTGACCTTCAATGGCTTTATGAGGTAACTCCATATACTCTTCACTTAACCATGCAACAACACCTGCATAATCAACTTTTTCATGAAGTATGATTGGGTTAAACCCATTATCTTTTAATGTTTTACCCATTTGATACATATAACGGACAGACGCTCTTGCATTACCTTTAGTGTCTTGAACTAATAGATAAATTCGAGCTTGTTTGTCTCTTAATGTTTGGATGGATTGTTTTACTTTTTCTTCTAACGAATTTTCCATATTTTAATAGTGATTTATAAGTTTTTTATTTAATAAACTGTTGAATGCAATTCTAAACGGAATGCTTGTGTTTGATGATTGTTTCATACCTAAGGTTTCATCCCCGTCTTCATGTTCAGTTAATACTGTGTCCAACAACATTTTAACCAAGTCAAACTTAATAATGTTTATTTTCATTTCAGATGTTTCACCTGACATTGACACTTCATTGTTTGGTATTCCAATATACTCTTCAACTAAGTCTAAGTCAACATAATAAGTTTCTCCTAATACATTAATCATAAATTTCTGATATTTTAGATTTGAGCTCTTTAATACTTGATATTGAATGCTCGATGTTA